CCCACCACGAACCCAGACGTTGTAGGGGATGGCCTGCTGCAGCTGGCCGAACGCCCGCATCTGTACACCGTCATACGTCGTCAGCGTGCTGGTACCATCACTGTTGTGTGCGGTGACGGTCGCCAGCAGTCGAGGGTTGCTGCTGACCAGTTCGCCGAATTGATCCCAAAGGTCAGTCCGCATCGCTGTAGTGCCTTTCAAGGGTTACGGTCTGCTCGATCACCACTGCTTGCTGATCGATCACAACATCAACGCGCAGCGACTCGCACTGCCCATGCCATCTCCCCACAGCGCCAACGACCTCCACCAAGTCCAACGGCATGATAGGACCGACCTCACCTGGTCTAAGCGGCTTGGGAAACAGCGGCATGGTGAGGTCCACAGCGGCTTGCTCACCGCGATCACTGAGGATGTTCCGACCGCGCTCGGCGCCGGCAGCAGCAACATTGATCAGCGGGCTGCTGACCTGCTGCGCGAACAGCTGACCTGCCTCGCCGTCCTTGCGCACTTTGCAGGTGATGCCCTTCCCCGGCAGCTCACCGGTGACCACCACCGCATCGTACAGCGGCGCGCTGCGCATCTGGAGGCTCTCTGTAAGGACGATGTCCTCCTGCACAACATGGTCAGGAGGTGATTCCCGCCAATGCCACGGGCTGACTGGATAGCTGGCCCTGACCCGCAACACCGGCTGCGCTGGGTCGGACTGCACCACCGCGCCACTTGCCCCGGCCAAACCACTGATGGCATCGAGAGGCGTGTTTGCGTCGTAGAACCACGCACCCGCAGGTACTATCCAGTCGACTGTTCCGTACTGGCTTGTGAAGCCCGTATCGGCAAGCTCCTCCGCCACCAGCTGCGACACGCTCCGATCGTCACCGGTGACCTTCACCCGAGCCGGCGCGTAAGGCGCAGCAAGAAGCGCAGTGCGCGACCGACCGCTAAGTCGTACCGCCCCATCCGCGAATTCGCGCTGCTTCTGATAGCTCTCCACGATCCCAGTCCAGGCATGGCCGTTAAGCACAACCTCGAACTGGCGGGGGCCCGCCGCTGTGGGTTTCAGGAGATCGAGCTGTGCCGGATCGGCAAGCTCAAAGTCGAACGTCCAGCCCCACGCGCTCCGGCCCGATTCCAGGGTGATTCTTGTCACTTCGATCGGCATACGGTCCGGCAGCCGTACGAATGACACGGTATTGATCACGACATACGTCCTTCGTTGTGGGCGCACCGCGTAACACGCGATAACGCCGAGATTGAGTGGAACTATCCCGAACCCACCAACCACAGGGCATCCAAGATTCAGACCGACCACGTTTCCGGCCGGCCAACCAGGCTCGGGATCAGGATCGGGCGGAACTGGAGGCCGCACGATCCACGGAAGTTTGGCTGCACTACCCCAGCGCAACCGCCAAGAGCGGGGCAAACAATCGCCACACCCCCAGGTCCCCTGCCATTGGTTTCGCGCTGAGTTGCTTGAAAGCCAACGCGCCTCTGTCGACGCGCTCACCTTCCCCTGCGAAGACCAGCGCAAAGCGCCGCCCACGTCGAGGATGCCTGGCGTGCCCCATCGGGACAGTAGCAACACGCTCTCGAAGTCCATGGACCGCCACGGCTGGGCATTTGACCTCCGAAGAATGCCCTGCGAAGTCCGCCACCGCAGGGTGCCTCCACGGCTCAACAATGGAGTAAGACCCCACCCCATTGCTGTGGCTCTCCCCTGCAGGCGCGGCGCGCCCCGCCAACCGGAAGAGGCCACAATCGATGCACTACCCGCGCCTCCCCAACCAACCAGAATCATGGCTGCGTGCGGGCGAGCCACCGACCATGAGAGCGAGGAATTCGTCCGAAGGTAGGCGCGCTCGGGTTCCGGCGGCTCCTCCGTCCACCAGTCGACGCCCAGGTTCAGGCCGACCAGGGCACCGCCCGCCGCAGCGAGCGGGCCCAGGTTCAGCACTACCCTGTTGCCCAGCTGGTCCATTCGCTACTCGCGCGCCGCCGGCGCAATCCAGTCCTGGATTGCGGCATTCTGCCGACCGAGGTCATCGAAGCCGATGACCGTGAAACGGAATGCCGGATGGAGACGATCTACTCTCCAAGTGCCGTCCGCGCGGCTCATCGTGGACGCCACGCAGATGCCGCTGCCGCGCTCAAAGACCATGATCCGGCCCTGAGCGGGCTGGTTCAGAATGCGCAGCCTACCGTCTGGCTCAGCTGGATCGCTCGTCTTCGGCGCCTCACCGGCGAGATAGCCGGGCCCTGCCCACGCTTGTCCAGAGGAACTTCGGCATCCAAGCAGTACCGCAGCACGGGGTACGTTCCAGGTAACCCGCGCCCACCTCGCGCCGTATCGCGCTGAAGCAATAGCCATGACTAAGCCCACGCGTTAGTGATATCGATAAGGATCTGGCCGGTGTACGTTTCGCTGAAGCCACCCGCGAAACTATCGACCGTCACGCACTTCGCCAGAAGCTGGGTACCAGCTGGCAACCCATCCACATCGGTAACAACGGTCATCTCAGGGAAGGGCCGGCGATGGATGGGAGCAAATGCACCAGGCAAAAAGCCGCGTGGCTGCATTGCATTCTCAAGAACATCGACGGGCGAATACAGTAGCCCACCGTTGCCTGCATACGGATATGTCGGGTAGTTCGACTGGCTACCCAGTGCAACACCGTTGGTAGTGGCAGCTGACGCCGAGACAAACGCGCGAGTAGAGCCAGGAACTCCGGACATCGACCGACCAATGAAGGCGGATGTCTGCGTGTCCGCGCTTCCAAAATCACTCCATGCTCGCGCTCTGAACCCGTAGCCAACCGTGCTACTTGCTTCGCTATCGCTTCCTTTGTAGGAAACAGTGAAGTGATGCCTATCTCCTGGCTTCATCGACGTGATGTCACCAGCATAGTGGCCGTGCGTGCCTGAGTACCCTTGCGTTCCGTAGTTGCCGCCAGTGTCAACGAACAGGTAGAAGAACCGCTCCGTACCGATCGCGATCCAGTGCCGGAGCGCGCCGCTCGCGACGTTGGACTTCTCCCACATTGATCCATTCGCTTTGAGGGCAGGCGAGGGGGTCGCATCCTCCCCCGTGTTCAAGTCGCTCATGGACGAGTACCCACGCAGCAACGCCGATCTTGCTGCGGTGTCATCCACCCTCAGAAAGTAACCAGTGCCGAACGACTGGGAGTTCTGATAGGCACGAATATTTACCCCACCGAACCCCTTCTTCCACCCGAGGCCGTCCTTTCTTCCCGCGCCGACGCCATAGCCATCGACCAGGACGGCATCGAGCAGCGCGATCAGTGCGCCCGGCACACCTGAAAGCAGCGGAGCGCCTGGATCGGTGCTTCGAAAAATAGTTGGAACGAGACTCATGCTTGAACTCCTGCGACATTGCCAATGACCTGGAAGCGAGTCGAATCCACGACGCTTTCAGGTGTACCTGGGAGCGTGGTCCGTACCAACCAGATCGGCGCCAAGCCGCCGACTGTGTTGAAGCGAACCACATTGTTGGTAGACCACCCGGAGCCCCAACCTGCTCGAGGGATCGTGAAGTAGGGGCGGCCCGTGCGCGGATTGGTAGGTGCGCAATCGGCGGTGACCGCCCCTGCCGTGATGGTGCCGACCGTCTCCCCCATCACCTCGAACGTCGTGGAGCTGTTGAAGCGAATCGCCCATCGCTCGGTAATGGCATCCGCGTTGGTCACCACCAGCGGATAGTCGGTGTCATTGAACGTGCCAGGTGCGGCGCTGCCGATCAGCAGGTCGCTCCACACACCAGTCCAGGCTGCCTGGTCGAACAGGTTCACCGTGCGTGCCTGCAGATCGAGTGACCCGTTCGCCTCGCCAAGCCGTAGCGCAGCACTGATCATCGCCTCCCCTGCAGGGAAGTCATGCGTAAGCCCACTATTGAGCTCGATCTCCCCCGTGATCTGAGGCTGCACCACCAGCCGGCGGTCCTCGACACGCTCACTGATCACGATGGGCAGGGTATAGGCGGACAAGTTCAGGGGGTCGCTGAAGGTCAGCCTACCCAACGCGGGATCCACTGCATACCAAGCACTGTCGACCGGAGACCCCTTGGAGTCCCTGACCTCGACACCGGCGATCCGCGTGCGGCCGAAAGGCACGACCTGGCCCGCCTGCGGCGACGTGACGCTGTGCTTGGCTGTGTGATGAATCAGCACCGTTTGGCCAGGCTTGAATGCCGGCACACGTCCATCACTGGGCAAGCGGACCGACGACAGGCCGATTACCACCTCGGACAGCGGAATGGACCGGTAAACCACCGCTCCCATGTAGATTGAGCCGGCTAGCACTAGAGCCGGGCGCCAGACCTGGTCGCCTTCCACTTGGCCGGGATCGAACCACGGTTGGCCTTCATTACCGGCGACCGGCACCAGCTGACCGAACTTTACCTTCGCAACGCCGCTTTCCCAATCCACGTGGCCGCGGATCTGGGCGCTGGTGATGTCACCGTTGATGTCAGCTGTCGCCGTCAGCAGCTCGCCGTCCAGTCGGTTGGCACGCAGCGTGAACATACCCGGACGAAGTGGTGAGCCTGGCGCGCGGAAGAAGGAGTACGCCACGCCCGGGTCAGCGATCCGGGTCAGCAGCGAAAGCACCTGTACGGTGTTGCCGCCACCGGGCTGCCACTGAGTGAGGTTCACGATACCCGACGTGTAGTCCACAGTGCCGGCGTAGACGCCGGCACCAGTCTGCGGGTCGATGCTGTGGTACAGCCCACCGCTCCGGTCGATGTAGGTCCTACCACGGAAGCCAAACCGCACGCTGCCGGGCACAACACTGTCGCTGATAGTCGGTGTCAGCTGCAGCTGCATGGCGGGCAGCGGCAACGATTCCTGCGCCTGCTGCGAACTCTCCCCTGCAAGCAGCCACGCCGCAGACATGATCGTGCCTGCCGAGAACTGTGAAAGCACGTCCAGTCGGCCGTACCCTACAACTCTGAGCCGCCCGGACCTGTTCTCGTACTGCGGATAGGAAACCTGGCGCACCATGAACTTTCCGGCCTGCACGGACACCGCGCCGGTGCTGTAGTTCACGGAACCGAGCACCGTCGTCGATGCTGTGTCGCCCACCGAGACGGCCACGATGTTGCCGTTCCCGTCGTCCTTTGCGACAACCCGCATCGGCTGAGGCGCAGACGTCAGGTCGTCCCGATCACGGGTAACGCTGACCAACCAATCGAGAAGAACGGAGCCGGCGCGCACCGGCCCCTGAGGCAAGGTGAAGGAGACGATGCCTGACGCGTCCGGTACCGGCTGCGGAGCAGCATGCAGCGGCTGCCCCCAATCGTAGGTGATTGCCAGACGACTGTCCGCATCCGGCAGGGTGCCAGGCCGCAGCGATACCTCACCCGTCGAGTACGCGATTGACCCGCGCACCTGACCGCCGATCAGCATGCCGCCCACCCCATTGTCGGTGACGGCGACGTCTGCACCACCGATCCGCAGGGTCATGCTGACGGTGCCCGGGACAGCCGAGCCCTCGCCCAGAACGAAGTGCAATGCCGGCGGCTGGATGGCCGCATCCCCCACACGGGATTCAGCGATCACAGGCGTGCCCCACGCGGCGATGATGCTGCTTTTCAGATCGGGCAACGCACCAGCGGTGAGCACGATGGACCCAGTCGAATAATTGACCGTGCCACTACCCTGCCCCGGCTTGCCAACAAGTTGCCCCCGACCATTGTCGGTCAACCGAATCCAGCGACCGAGTGCTCGGTAATCCACGATCACCGTACCAGGTGCAGGCAAGGGCGTCGCTTGGATCAGCCACACCATGCCTTGGTTGTTCTGCGTCACCGCGATCTCATCGGTAAAGCCCTGCATGGGGATCGCACCGGCCGGAGTCGCCGTGACACTGATAGAGGTGGCGCTCGCGCCAGAAGCATGGGTGACAGAGATCACGCCCGCCTGATAGTCGACCGTTCCG